GATAATTCTCCAATACATTTTTTCAATCCAGATCCAGAGACTCCTGGTCCTCCAAAACGAACAGGCGCTCCAGCAGTTCAGGGAGCTCAGATAAATCGTATTAGGCAAGCGGAGAGCGATATAATGTCGGTGACGGGTTATCACGCTCCTTCTCTTGGAGATAATCCGAGGGATCAGAGTGGGGTTGCTTTAAGAACTCAGCAGCGTCAGGGATTTAATGGCACTTACGAGATCACTGACAATCATGCTAAGATGATCGAGCATACTGGACGTATTATAATCGGTATGATCCCACCAATTTACGACGGGACTCGGATTGAGCGGATAATGAAAGAAGACGGAGACGTTGAACTCGTTCAAATTAATCAAGTGGTCTTGGATGAGCAGACTGGCGAAGAAGTTGTTCTGAATGATCTTAGCGTTGGAAAGTACGACATGAAGGTCGATGTTGGGCCATCGTTTGCTACAAAGCGTGAAGAGGCAGTTGCTTATCTAACCGAAGTTGGCCGCACAAGTCCAATAATCGGTCAAACGACAACTGACTTAGTTCTAAAAAACATGGATTTTCCTGGTTCTAAGGAAGCGGCGGCAAGAGCTCGCAAGCTTGGAATCAAAGAAGGTTACATTGAACCCACTCCTGAAGAAGAAAAAGAAATGCAGGAGAAGCGTAGGCCAGATCCAATGGCCGAAATAAACTTTGAGATGATGACAGTCGATCTTGAAAAACGTACCGTGGAAGTCGATAAGGCCGAACTGGAGAACGATCAGATTCGAGCTGAAACTGCCAAGACTTGGGCTCAAACCAATGAAACGATCGAAGGTCAAGAGCTCCGAACTTTAGTAAGCCAAACAGCGGCGGAACAGGCATTGGAGCAGGTTAATAAGACCATCATGGACGGTAATCGAGCTGACGCCAAGGAAGCCCGTGAAGCTCAAATGCAGCAACAGCAAGCTCAGCAGCAACAGCAACAGCAGGCTCAACCGCAGCAGCAACCGCGACCAGCTCAAGCGCCGCAGCAATGATTACACTTTACTTAAATAACCATAGGACATTATATGTCCGACGTTGCTCAATCTGAGCGATATTCAACAATACAAGTTGTCAAAATGTCTAATCAAACCATAGAGGATGTAAAGCTAGACCTAGACGAAATAATCGTCGAAGGCGAAGCTGTAGGTGAATCGTCCACGCCAACACAAGAAATCGTTCCTACGCAAGAAGTCGAAAAACAGGATGAAGAAGCAGTTGCTTCAAATGAATCCGACGATAAAGGCGAAACGAGCGCGAGTCCGGTTGAGGGTAGTCACACAAAGCCAGGTGACATGATTCCGAGGGCAAGGCTGAATCAGGAAATACTAAAGAAGAAAAAGAACGCAGAGGAACTTCAAAGGGCTCGCGAAGAACAAGAAAATCTTCGCAAGGAAAATCAGGAGCTTCGTAATTCTAGCAAATCCGCGCCAACCGAGACGCCATATCCTAGCGAGTCCGATCCTGGAATCGACTATGATTCTGAAAAGCTACGAGCTGCTCAGACAAAATGGCAGACCGACGAGGTATCGAGGCAAATAGCCCAATCGGATAACGTAAGAAAGAACGAAGCTTTTAAGAAAGCATCCCAGAACAAGGCCAAAAAGTTCGATCAGAAGTTGGTTGTTTATGCGAATGAGAACCCGGAATACGTTGATGACTTCAAAGAGGCGGGAGATCCCACCTGGCCGAGGCATATTAACGACGCAGTTTCGGAATCAGACGTAGGACCAGCTCTCGATCACTATCTTCTTAAAAATGCAGACGAGCGGGATCGCATTCTTGGAATGCCTCCTCTTAAAGCTCTTATGGCGATTGGCGTCATAGAGAACAGCATTGCTAATCCTGATTCAGTAAAAAGGGCAAAACCTAGACTTACGGGGGCTCCACCACCGATTGAGCAGTCTTCAGGAGGCGTTGCGGGTAGACCGATGGCAATTCTTGATGGCTTTGATATCGAATAGCGGTGAGGGCCATAATTAGACATTAGAGAATAAATAAAATGGCAACAACACTAACAAGTAATTATGTTAATCGACTAGCTTCTGGCTTTCTTAAAGCTTGGAACAGTCAAATGGTCTTCTCGAAGACTGTTAATCGGTCCGTCATCACTGACAATGACTTTCGCAATCCAGCTTCCGGGGATACCGCATTTGTGCGCCGTCCTTGGGATTTCACCGCAGTAGAAACCGCTCGCGGCGATTTGACTTCATCTACCATGAATACGCTTCAGCGTGGTCGTGCGTCTGCTGTTGCTCAGAACGTTATAACGGTTCCTATCCAGTGGGATCTAATTGACGAGTCTCAGGACTTAAACGACGAAGACTTGGGCATGATTATGTCGGCGGCTTCTTCCCGTTTAGCCACTAAGTTCGAAACGAATTTGGCAGCATACGCAAAAAACAACCTTGGTCACACCTTGGGAACCGTAACAAATACGGTTAGCCAGTGGAGCGACGTTGCTCAGATTGGTTCTTTCGCTTCTGCGATGGGATTTCCTGAAGGACGTTGTACCGGGCTATTCGATCCTTATTCGATCGAACGTCTTGCAAATGCTCAAAACGGTCTCGCTGGTAACAGTGGTACTTTGGTCACTTCGGCATGGGAACGCGCTGCAATTGCCGGCAACTTCGGAAACGTAGATGCTCGCATGTGCGATACTCTTGCTGCGCATACGACTGGAGCTGGCTACGACAATGCTACTGTAGTAATTGATGGTGTAGCTCCTACGCAGACCTACTTGGCTGCAAAGGATACCTATCAAACTACTCTTGCTTTGACGGGATTTGCCAATGGTGATACGCTTCTTATTGGCGATCGTCTGTCGATTCCTTCAATCTATTTCGTGAACCAAAAGACTAAGACTTTAAGTGTTGGTCGTGATGGTGCTCCGCTTCCTTATCAGTGTGTTGTTACGGCAACTCCTACTGCTGCGGATGCAAATGGAGATATGACTGTAGTTGTTCAAGGTCCAGCGATCTTCGAAGCTAACGGTCAGTACGACACGATCAGCGCTGCGATTGGTACTTCTAACGGAGTATCCATCATCAGTGGAGCTGAGAGCACAGTGAACATCCCATCGATATTCATGCACCCTGAAGCTCTTGGACTAGCGTTTGTTCGCTTGAGCAAGCTCTACGGTCAGGAAAGTCGCGTTATCACCAGCAAAGACGGATCGTTCTCGATGCGTTTGAGCATGGGTTCCGACATGACTACTGCTGAAACGACCTTACGCATCGACATGCAGCCTGTCTTCTCGACCTTCAACCCACTATTGGGAGGGGTAGTCTGGGGTAACTAGACAAGCTTATGCCTAGAGAAATTAGACTAAAAGCAGATGCAGTAGCAGCAACAGGCGTACCGTTGGTTATGACTTATTCATCCAACGCGCCTACGGCAGCGTCTACTCAAACGATTGCTAACGGAACGGTTCCCACCGTTGCCGAGCTAGGGCAGTTTACAGCTAATCAGATCCTAATCAACGATGCTCTGATTTCCGATATCGCTGTATTACGCGCAGTAATTAACGACAACGGCTAAACCGTTTTTACAAAACACTATTAGGGAGAAGTCTTCGGGCTTCTCCCTTTTGTGGTGAAAACCAAAATTATTATGGCTAATAAAACAGTAAAAAAAGTAGCAAGAAAGATGGCCACAAAAGTGGATAATACGGTTAAACCCAAAAAGCCAAAACCAGTTCCCTGCATCGCCCACGCTACGCCAACCAATTTTCAAGAACAAATTCAAGGGATTATTGATAATATTGCAGAAAAGCGCGTCGAAACGAAGGAACGCAATATTGCATTGACCAACCTTCGGAAATCAATCGTTTGGCTTAACAGATAATGACGGTAGCAAGCGACATTATCTATCGCGCTTTAGAGCGGATAAAGGTCAAAGACCCGGACGTTACAACGATCCCAGCCAGTGACGCAACTACGACTATTGGCGAGATGAATGACATGATGATCGCATTAGCCGACCACAACGGCATTAATCTTGGCTACACGATCGTATCGAACCTAACGGACGCTATAACAGTTCCAGATTGGGCTGAAGGTATGATGAAAGCGAAATTGACTCTGCTGCTTGCCGACGAGTATGGCAAAGCAGTAACTGGGTCGATGATCGCAAAAGCTGACCAATATCTGAAGGGAGTGCGACGAATCTGTATTCGCGTTCGAAAACCTTCATTTCCAGACGGTCTTCCTACAGGACAAGGCAACAGCGCTTACGGCTACAACTACGGTACAGCCACCAATTTCTTTTACGACGAGGGTTCTAACGATCTTCGAAATCAACTCGGAATCACGATAGATAACGAGAACGGCAACCCATTAGAGGACTAGCAACCAATATTATGAGCTTCGCAGAAAATAAATTAGTAAACGCAACTAACGTCACAACAGTTGCTTCCTCAGATAGAATTTGGGCAAACGTAGGGGGCAGTATCAGACAGATCCTCGTCTCTAATTTCGCTACATCCATTACAAGCTTAGTTTCTTCAGGGGCCAAGCGTTTAAGGATACGAACCGCAACGGCTAATACGGCGGCTCTATCTACCGACAACGTAATCTTAGGTAATACGTCAGGAGGTGGTTTTTCGGTTACACTGGACACAGCGGCCAATATGTATGTAGCGGCGGATACCGATACGGCATCGGTCACCGTGAAGCAGATAAACCACAATTCCAACACGCTTACGGTTCTTCCGGGAGCAGGAAACACCATTGACGGAGCTTCCTCTGTGACGCTTACGAACGATTCTAGCGCTACATTTGTTAGTGACGGATCGAATATCTACACAATTTACACCTAATATGTCCAGAATGGTCAGAGTGCCTATTGACTTAGGCTTCTATCAGAGTCCGAGTTTGCCATTCGCGGCGCAGGTATGCCAGGATTTGATTCCCGTCGTATCTCAAGGTGAAGGAAGTTCCTCTCGTGGGGCTTTGTTTTCTGTGCCTGGAGTGACGCTATTAGCAACTACTCCTGACAATGGTCAGGATCAATCTTTTTGGGGATTTCATGAGTTCAGTAATGAGTTTTATGCCGTAGATCGAGGATATCTGTTTAAGATTTCTTCTGCTGGTTTAGTAACGACAATCGGAACGATAAATACAGGAACGACTACCGAACGCGCTATCATCGACGATAATGGTGAGACTATGGCCATAGTTATACCAGGAGTGGCGAGCTACTTCTACGATACGACCAATGGACTTGTTCAAATAACCGATTCAATATTTAAAGATTTCGAAGCGGAGGCTGGAGGCGTAACTAGCGTAGTCGAGGTAGATGGGTATTTTCTATGGTCTACTAATGTAAGCATTTTCCAATCGTCATCAGTTGTTACAAATATGGGCCAAACATTCGCTGCATTGGCTTTCCTTCAACCGTTTCTAAAAGAGGATCTTATTCGCGTAGGCAAAGCCAGAGGGCAGCTTATGGCAATGGGAAGCAATACTATTAAGACTTTCCGCAACGTGGCCTCCGAGCCTTTCGCATTTGTTGAAGTGGCCGGAGCTACCATCGAGAAGGGATTGGCCTTTAGAGGTGGATGGATTGATTTTGACAATTCGTTTTTCTTCTGGGGAGGCGGCGTGAACGAAAAAGATGCAGCATGGAGGGGTATCGGGTCAGGATCGGTCTCTAAGGTCAGTACGGACGCCATAGACACGCTCTGGGAAAGCTCAACCTATGCCAGCAACTCTGCTATTTCCTTTTCTTGGAGAGGGCAGCTCATTATTGGATTCTACAATCCGCCAAACGCGCTTTTCTACAATATAACCGCATCGACTCTAAAGGCACAATCAGTCTGGTTTTCATCCGAAGCTTTGGAGGTTCTTAATCCGCCGATAAAGGTTTACGAGAAGATAATGATTGGAGGCGGGTCGGGGAAGATCGGCTATTTCGATCCAGATACTAATATCGAATTCGTTAATGGATTTGTCAGAACCTGTATTTTTGCAGGTCGATATCTCGTTGGACAGGGAGAACATCTATTTGTAGATGAAATCGAGCTTTTAGCCGAAACAGGAGTAGCTCAACAGGTTTGGGACTCTCCAGCGGATTCTAATCCTCAAGTCCTACTAGAGTACAGCAAGGACGCGGGTCGTACCTGGATCAGTAAAGGAAGTCGATCGATGGGCGAGTACGGTAAGTACAATACGCTTATAAGGTGGAACCGATTAGGCCGATTTAACGATAAAGCAATTTTTAGATTCACTACTACTACCAACAATCGGCAAGCTTTCACTGAAATGAAAATCACTTTGGAGGAGTCTTTCGAATAATGTCAGAGTGTGCCATAGCTCCACTTAGAGACGATCCCCTTGTCGATACAAATGGAATGGCAGCTCTACCTGCTCAAATCTTCTTTGAACAAATACAGAGTTGCTTGGCCGATCTTCAAACAAGGATGACTGCTTTGGAAGCTCGCGTTACTGCGCTGGAAAACCCTTAATTATGGAAACCGAAGCGCAAATTTACGAGAACCTAACTCAAGAGCAGAAGCTTGAAATTTTTAATTTAATTAATATTTAAAATGCCAAAAGACAACGATGATCCAAACCAAGAAATTATTGATGATTGGTGGTCAGAATTAGGACTAGGCGAAGACGGAAACATCGACGGCCCTGCCAATGCTTGGATAGATAAACCGTATAGCTATGAGAATCCTCCTCCATCCGATGATTGGAGCGGTTATGGAGAGTTTACAAAAGATGATGGAACTACAGATTGGATAAGGAACGAAGATGGAACAGTTACTTATGTTGGTAAGGAGAAATCGGATGCTGAAATTCAACGAGAACAAGAAGAAGAACAAGGAGGACAAACGAATATGGCAGGAGAAGGAATAGATTGGAACAGTATTGCAATAACAGGACTAGGAGGAATCGCGGCAGGTGTTATGCTAGGGTCAGGTGGGTCAGGTGGGTCAGGTGGGTCAGGTGGGTCAGGGTCAGGGTCAGGGTCAGGTGGGTCAGGGTCAGGTTTTAATTTATGGGATGCAGCAAGTGTATTGCTACCCATGTACCTAGCATATCAGGCAAGCAAAACAGCTAAGGACGCGGCTAATTTAAATGTACAGGGTAACATGGATGCTGCCGAACTTGTTCGTGATAGTTTTCTCGACACAAAGGAGACGCTTCAGCCATATACCGAATCAGGAATACCCGCATTAAACCGTAGGAACGTCCTGCTAGGGCTTTCCGGTACTCCAGAGGACAAAGCTAACGCTTGGGGTAACGTTTACAATGATCCCGTTCTAACGCAGCAAAACGAGCTTGTTCGAGATGATGTCAACCGAGGTGCATCCGCTACGGGACAACTCAAAAGCGG